GTTGTGCATGTCGACCAATGGCTTGATCGTGTCGGCCTGCTGTTGCGCTTGCTGCATCCCTTGCAGCTCCTCGTTAACCCGAGCGCCCGCGGCTTGCTGCGCGGCCATGCTGGATTGATCCAGCGCGGTTTTGGCGCCAATCTGGGCAATTAAGACTTTGGTTGCGGCATCAAGCTCGCTTTTCTGCTGCTCAAACTCCATCCGCATAGTCTCAATTTGCGCGGTATTCTGCGCCTTCATCTGCTCAATCTGAGCGGCTTGCGCTTGTTTCTGCGCTTCGCGCTCGGACTCCAACTGATTGCGTTGCTGTTCAACCGCGGCTTGCGTCTGTTGCTCTTGCTGGCGCAGCTGCGCGTCCATCTGTGCGCGTGCCTGCTCCTGCTGCGCGGTCATCTGTGCGACTTGCTGATCGTGCTGCAATCTAGCTTGTTCGATCTGCTGCGTGGCTTGCAGTTTCATCATTTCAGGATTAGGCGGCGCGGGTTGCGGATTAGCCGCGGCTTGTTTCTGCTTTTCTTTCAACTGATCCAGCGCCGCATCCAGCGACCCTTCAATCGGTTTGGCTTGTTTAAACCCGCCAATGCCAAACTTCATCAGCTCAACCAGCATCGGGATTAGTTCCGGCGAGGACTGGCCAACCGGCAGCGCCTCTTTCAGCAGCCCGCCAAACGCGGTTAGGAATTCAACCCGATCTTTTTTGTTTTGCTGCTCGTCCAGCTGCACCAGGCTGTCGGAATCAACCTCAATACGGAAGTTACGCAGCGGGTTGTCCTGCATCAACTGCACAGCCTGCGGGATCATCTGCTGATCCTCTTGGCTCATCTGGCCGGCCGCGGCGTAGAGCAGAATCGTCTGCGGCTGGAATTTCGTGCAGATAACCTGCGCTTTTAGCCGGATCAGTTCACTGGCGAATAGCGCAACGTCCTCTTGCATGGCGCGCAGCCGCAGCCCGGCGTATTGGCCTTTGATCTGCTGCGCCGTAGCGGTTTCGCTTGCCGCGGTTTGGCCGCGAACGATGTCGCTGATGCCGGTCAACTCGTAAATCTGGCCTTTAATATCATCGCGGGCGCGGTAACAGTTCAGGAGTGCCGCGGCCAGCATGTCAATCGGAAGAATATCAATGCTGCCCTTTAGCCCGCCTTTTTCGCTAAACGCCATCCACTTGTCGACCGGAATCAACGTATTGTTGTCGCCCTCGGTCAGCAAGCGTTGCAGCGCCGGCTGGCTGGCGTCGTAAACGCCGCGGATCCGCAGCGCCTTGACCAGACCGTCAATCCGGTCGGACAGAATATCAAGCTCGTTTGCCTGGTCTTGGTAGATTACGAAGTCTGGCACAGGAATAAGGCTATCGCTGGTCGTGGTGCTGTATAACGGCCGCGCACAGGGAAAGAACTGATCAAGCTCTAGCGGATCGTCGCGTTCGTCTATCAGCGTCGGGCAGTTCTTGGACAGCCAATAGACTTTGCCCGATTCTTTATCCCACAGCTCGCATATCTTGGCGCGGGTGCGCTCTTTCGTGCTTTGGCCGTAGGTCGCCAGCGTTTCAGATCCCGAGTCTAGCGGTATCTGCTTGGCCATCTTTTCGCCAAAACGCTCAACTAGCGCATCTTTGGTCATGTAAACCCAGCGCCAGACGCAGGTTACTTCCTCCCAAGTGCGCGCCACACTGTGGCCAAAATCCTTCCAATGAACGTAATCGGTAGGGGCGCACTCGTATTCAATTTCCTCTTGCGGCTCGGCCTCGCTGCCAGCGGTATAGTCTTGATTCTCGGGATTCTCGGCGCCCTCGGCGGTTTCTGCATCGTCAATATCCTCGGTAACCTGCAACCCGTCCTCGGGCATGTCGATCTGCCTCACATGCGGCTCGTAACGAACCCACGCTACGCCACGACCGCCTAGAAACCGATCCTCGACCGCGTGCTTCATAGTCGACCGGAAATCTGGGTAGTGCTCAATCTCAAAATCCAGTGCGCGCTCGATCAGCTGGCCAGCCACGCGGCCAACGGGATCATTATCGCCAAACCTGCGCGCCGCCACGGCTTTGGGCAGCTTGGCGTAAACCGCGGGGATCAACGTCTGCACGTTTGACCACAGGATGTTGAATTTAGCGGTTTCGTTCGTGTGCTGGCTGCGGTTATCGTCGCGGTAGCGTTTGACGATCTTCGCGCTGCGCGCTTCCCACTTCTTGAATTCGTTGTCGTATTGGCTGATGACGTTCAGCCACTTGTCGACTCCGGTGCTGGTTGATTCCATTATTTATTCCTGTTCGATATTGCTGCGGCTTTACTCTTGGCATCGGCTTTGCTGGATGCGCCCCACGCTTTCAACGCAAGCGCCAAGCGCGTTGGCTCGCCGTTCTTTTCCATCGGCCCCGGCATACCGCCCATGCGCGCCAAGAAACTTGCTCGCCGCGGGTTGTCGCCTGCCTTGACTGGCGCTTTAAGCGTGCCGCCAGTCTCGGCCTTGTAGCTCGCTCGGCCTGCGGCGTTTAGTCCACCGGCAGGATTTTTTCCTTCTTTTCTTGTCCAGGCAGCGTTCATTTTGTAAATATCACATCCCTGTTAACTTGATCGGCAATCTTATAGCCAATGTGATCCATTAGGTTGATCGTATCCGAGTCGGTATGGCCGTAATGCGCGCCTAAACCGTTTAACTCCAAAATGATGACCGGCGAGCTTGCCCTGATGGTTGCCATAGCGCCGAGAATAGCCTGAAATTCCGAGCCTTCAACGTCAAGCTGCAACAGGTCGCAGTCGGTTATGCCCAGACTGTCAATCGGCACAACGTTAAACTCGGCGCCCTCTTTAATCCGGTGCGCGCCGATGTTGTTCGGGCATCGCTGGTCAATCGCAGACTTGCCGTGATCCTTACCAAACGCCGCCCTGCGAATTGTTACCCGCGGCTGGTTTGCGGTGTTAATCGTCAGCGCCTCGTAATTGGCCGCGTCCGGTTCGACGGTATAGACCCGCTGAAACTTCTGCGCCAACGCCATCGGATAGACGCCCACATTCCCACCGGCCTGTATTGCCGTTCTGAATTGCTTGCACAAATCCAGACTAACGCCAAGATCACCGACCTCGGCCAGAATCGCTTGCATACAGCATTCGTCCGCGTCTGGCACCGTCCAGCCGCTATGCAGTCGCATACGCCACCCGAGTCTGCTCCCACGGTCGCGGCTTGCCGTGAAACGCGATTAAACGATCCTCGGCCTGCACGCCGTTCGGCAATATGTCGGCCTTGAACGACTTGATGCCGGGCGTAATGTCCTGCCAGTAAGTGACCGGATGGTTACGCAGCACCCACTCCAGATAAATCTGATCACCCCCTTCGCAGTAGCGGTCGCCCGCCTTAAATGCGTCATAGATAAATTCATGCGGCTTAGACCACCACATCAAACCCGACCCCATCGCCTGCGGGTTGGTTTTGCCGCGGTAAAAGTCGCGCATGATCACAAAGTCGTGCGGTCTTGCCGCCTCTAACATCTCGGTGCAGTCGCCAATCAGAACGGTGTCGAGATCCATGTAGAGTGCGCTGGGCAGCCGGAATAGCTCAATCTTTGACCACCAGCCCGCCCAGTCGTGGTTGAGCGCTAGCGTCGGGCAGTCCAGCTCCATGTCGGTTAGGCAGATAAACTCCTCGGCCGGCAGGAATTGCGCGCACATCTCCTGCAACGCGTAAACGTGCGCTGGCAGGAAGTCACCGCCCGACTTTAAAACGCAGGCAATCACGCGCTGAAGATCCCGACCGCCATTACTTCGACACCTGCGCCGGTTGTAATCTTCCATGCGCCGTCAGCGGAAACCGCGTTCAGCTCGACGTTGTAGACGTTCACGCCCGTACCTGCAAGCGCTGGAAGGATGGTATGCGTCAGGATGCCTGTTCCCGAACCATCAACGATTTGCACGTTGCCGGTGGCAGATGTGCTCACGGTGCAAACAATGCGGTGCAAATAGTCGCCTTTTGCGCCTGTGCCACCCAAGACTTGCGCGGTAGAACTTGCCGCAACGTGCTCATACTGATACCGATAAGGATTGTTTACGCCGCTCATACTCTTTTACTCCTGTTAGATTTTACGGTTGCCCACATGTCATTAAGTGTTACGGTGTTTTCTGGTCCGACCATCAACGGCTTAACCACATCCGGCGCCCTGACGGTCGGCTCTGCGCGCCAGGCTATCGCCAGCATGCGCATGGCGTCCGCGGGATGGCTGCACCAATCATGGCGCGGCGTCTGCCGAAACGCTTTCTTGTCCTCGTCATATTCGCGCTGGTATTGGCGCAGCGCCTCGATGCCTTCGCTGCACCGCTCGGCGTCAAACCACGTTTGCGGCAGCATCTGGCGCACCGCCTGAATGCCGTCCTGCACGCTCAAGTCGGGCACGATGGTTAGGTTGTTGATGCCCAAGTATTCGGCTAGCTGCTCAATGATGCTCTTACCCTGCGCGGCCAGTGTCTTGGCTTTGGCGTCGTGCGGCAGGTTGTGCTTGCCGTAGCGGTAGGGCTTGCCGGTGACCACCGCGGCCAGTTCGGCAATGTTGGCGCCCGACACGGCGTAATAGTCGATCACGTGGATTTCGCCGCGGATAACCTGATACCAGAATATGGCCGTATCGTCGCGGTAGCCTAAATCCCACGCCGTGTGTACCGGCACTTCAGGCTGGTAGTCAACGCGGCAAATGCGGCCTTCTTCCTCGGCTTTTTTCATTTGCGAACCGTAAAAAGCGCCAAGCAATTGCGCCGCCCATGAGCAGTAATATTCCTGCTCAAACAGACCAACGCCTTCATCCCCACCGTATTCAGAAATGTATGCGTTACGTTCTTCTTCCAATCGCTCTTTGCCAATGACGCCAGTATCATCAACCGTCAATAGCTGTGCAAATGAGTTTTTAGATTCTTTGGCAGAATTAAATGATCGCAACGCGTGATTGCGGCCGCGTGGCGTTGTGATGTAAACCTGCCAACCATTATTTTCGGCCAGAATTGGGCGCAAATATGCGCGGGCAGCAGGATTTGTTAGCGCCCACTCAGAAAACACAACGCCGGCCGGTGTGGCGCCAACCAAACGATTAAAAGAATCAGCGCCCACAACTTGCCATGTGGCGCCGTTCTTAAAAACAATCTGCATCTCCTGCTCTCGGGTATTGCTGCGAAGTTCTGGCGGGAATGCTTCGTCAATTCTGCGTTTGCCGTTGCGCGGATTAACGGCCTGCCAAATGGCTTTACGTGCCTGAGAATACTCAGGCAGCATGTGCCAATAGTTGGCCGGCCTTTCAAAAGCTGCAACTGCGCCCCAGTTCAAAGCCAAATCATCCTTTCCAGATCGCCTATGCCATACCAGTTCGGCGTGCTTACCGCCATTTTCAAGGTAAGACCATGCCGGTAACTGATAATGTCTAGGCTTCCAGTTACTTGGTAATTGAATTCGCGTGTCTGACAATTTCTACAATCAAATTACCGCCATTTAATCCGCTAACCTCAGACCGCGCCAGCTTGGGGATATGGTATTCAATTGCCTTTAAATACAAATCAGCGGCCTTGCCTGGATCTTCTGAAGCCACTTCATTTAGCCAACGGGCAAAATTTCCAGCGTTATCTTGGGCAATTAGCGCAATCGCATTACGCACATCAACCGTCGTCTTGTTGCCGACTCCGGCTTTGCGCCCGCCTGTTTTTTTACCTTTTGCCATCTATGTCAATCTGAAGTAGACGCTTACTCACTCTTTAGGCGTTGGATAACGCAATTCGTCAGGCTGGGCAAACGGGCTTTTGCCTTGCTCCAATCGCGCTGCTGCGTGTTCTTGCGCTTTGCGGTAAATGTCTGGCGTCGGATCGTTACCGGCCAAAAGATGTTGCAATTCGCCCGCATTCAAAGTTGGCACAAGCAAAGGATGTTCAACGTTTTTACCGTTAATTGTGGCTTCGCTTGATAATTCGGATGAATAACTACCACCCTCATGCGGAAGCATACCAAAGTAACCTTTACCTTTAGCGCCTTCGCCACTATGGCGAACACCATACGGCGCCAACCCAAAATCGCTGCGGTAATTCTGCAAAGCCGCGGCTAATTTAACTGGCTCTGCCATTACTTCAACTCCCGCAACCGATAGATCGTTGTATCAATCAGCTCGCACAGCTCATCAATGATGTTCATCAAGTGGCTATCGTCGGGCAGCACCTTACGCATCCCGTCAACAAAGTCTTTGATCTTCTGAATGTAAGTCAGCGGCATTTTGGCAATGTGAAAGTCACCGGGGTATGACTCAATCACATCGTAACAGCCCTGAAACGCCTCAGCCCAGCGGTCGGCTATGTCGACCACGTTCTCGTAATACCGCTGCAACGCCTTATGCTGACTTAGGCTTTTAGTTTGCAAGTGCATGAAATGAGCGTTCGTGCCCGAGTGCAGCAAGACGGAAACAAAGAGCGCGGCATTCTTTTGGTAATCAGCCACAGGCACCTCGTTAAAGTAGACGGCGGTCGTGTGGAGAGCGCCCGCATCGCTCAGACCGCCGTCACGCGGGAATGGCGTGCTCGGAGGAGATACACGCCCATGCAGATTAATACCAGAAAATTACTGTGTCAAACAAAAAAGCATAAAAATTACGATAAATCGACAATACGCTGCATATACCGACCTTTTGAGTTTTTCGCCCAGCCATGCACCTCAACTCGCACGCCGGCCTCGCGCACTCGGCCAATGGTTTCTGAGTCCGTTACCTTTTTAATCCGGCTGGATACCCCGGTCGACGTAACTTGGACGGCCAGCACCTCGCCGCGCCGGATGGCCAGCAGGTCAGCCCAGCCCCACAGATCCTTGCGCGTTCGGGTAAATGAATTCCATTTCTCGACCACTTCGACCAGGTAACCGAGTTCGCGGAGAGCTTTAAGACTGCGCTGCGTTGGTGTCATGTGATTTGCCTATTTTTTAATCAATAAAAAGCAGTCTTGTTCCACTTCTTGTTCCACCTATAGGAAACAAAGGATGGAACAAATCCATCCTTTTTTGTTCTAAACCCATATGGTTTGTTCTGCACTTTTTTCTGGAACAAAACAGCACTAAACATTTGAACCTATTACCTTTTACTGCATTTCCATTCTGGAACAAAACACCCTGTTCTGTTCCATTTTTCAGATCACTTTATAACGTGGAACAAACGTGGAACAAGAAATACACTTTTTGGCACACTTTTTAGACACCAATTTCGGCCTTTCCAGCCGCCGTTATTTTCCAGTTTTTCCGCACCTTCCTGACCATCTTATCGGCCTTCAACTGGCTTAAAGTCCGGCTGACCTTTGACACCATCGGCTGGCCGTTGCGATCGTTCCAACCAAGTAACCCAGCCCACTCCCGCAGCGTCGATTTAGGGCTGGAATTGACCAGCGTCAGCAGTCGGTTTTCTTCCGATTCGGCCTGTTCTTCCAACAATTCCGACTCATTCATGTCTAGCGGTTTGGCAATAACGGAGGTAATCGGCGTGCCAAAGTTGGTCTTAATATCGGGAAAAACGAATACATCAAGCTTGATCTTGACCGGCTCAAAGTCGGCGCCGCGGATCTTGTTCTGCGACAGGCTGACCACGCCGCCGGAGTTCCAGGCGGTCAGGTTGCCGTCCAGTTCGTTCAAGAATGCCGAACCGCCACGCGGTAAAAGCCCCTCTGCGCCCTCTACAGCGCGATTTGGATGACACAGCACCGCCACGGAGGGCAGACCTACCAACCGCGTTAATGAGCGCAGCTCAAGCGCCTGTGCATACGCCTGCGTGTTGTCGTTTTCCTCGTCGCCGGTAAAAAACGAGGTTTTGCCGTCCACCAGCACCAGGTCAAACCCGCCGACAGACTCAGATAACTCCATTAATTCGGCAAAATGTTGGGAAATGCTGAAAGACCGGCTGACAAAGGTGACATTGTTAAAGGCTTGCGGCAGGAACATGGATACGCAATAGGCTTTAATTCGCAGCCGAATATCCTCGGGATTCTCGCCGGCCAGATAGAGCACTTGACCAACTACCGACTGATGCCTGCCGAAAGGCTTACCAGCACCCACGCAGGCGGCTAGGCTGACCGCAATGGCGGTCTTGCCGGCGTTGCTCTTGCCGGTGATGCCGTAGAGGTATCCGCGGAGCAGGACGCCTTCGATGGTGTATTCAGGCGGTTTAAAGCCGGCTACAAACGCCTCGCCGGTTTCGGCTATGAGCTTGGAAACTGGTGCAGATGCCTGCGGTGCCGAGCTGGTGCCAGCCATAGGATTCTTCCACCCGGCAGACTGAGCGCGGGAAAATAGGGTTTTAATCGTCACGCCGGCCGACCGCTTGGTTGAGAAAGACAGCCATTTCGAACGCTGCACCTTGTGGTCGAACTTGCCCGACCGGCCAGACCATTCCACCCATACCTGGTAAGCCAAGTCGCCCAACCCGGTTGCGTGCAGCGCCATGCCCGCCTCGATCCACTGGTGATAGTCCTCGGCATCTAACACTGTAAGCGCAGCCGCGGCCTCGGCGAGCTGCACCGGCAAGGTGTAATTGCCGAGATTAGGAAAACTCGGCGCCGCGCCTGTGTCTGCGGGTTCCATCAGCATCCGTTCCAGCCAGACCGGAGCGCGTGCCGGGGTAAAGCCGGCCAGCAGATCCAGCCCGTCATCCCACGCATACCGCCGGCCAGAATGGTGGATAGACGGTTCTGCCACGATGTAGCCGTTAGCCTTAACATCTATCCCCTGCGCCAACTTGCCACGACAGCGCCTGACGGCATCTGTGTCAATCCTGACCAGATAGTGCCACCCGTTCCCGCTGCGCTGCGTAGGCGTTTCTGGCAGTGCGCCATTGGCCTGTATGAGCGCCTCCCACGACAGATGCCCGAGGTTGCGCGTATCGACATCGAGCGCCACGCAGCCGGCATCGCCCATCGCCAGCCCGATGTTGGCGGTTGGCCATTTAGACCACCAGCCGCGAATCGTCATCTCATCACTGCTGGCCTCGGTTGCGCCGTGTGGCGTCAGCGGATGCTTGCCGGGCGACCGGCAATCCGTGTCGCCACAGGTGCAGACGCCTGCGCGTATGCCGTTAAGCGGCAGGACGCGAAAGCCTCGCAGTGCGTATTTCAGGGCGGCATCCAGTAGGACTTTAGGATGCAGCTCTACGACGGGATTATTATCAGTCATGCGGATATATCCTCTACTTGTTGAATGCGTTGACCGATCCACGCCATCACCGGAACCGCCATTGAGTTCCCCAGCGCCTTGTAGCGCGGCCCATCGGCAGCTGGTTTGTTGCGGTGCGGAATCAGGGTGTAATCGTCAGGGAACCCTTGCAAACGCTCACATTCAACGGGGGTCAGGCGGCGCACTTGCATGACGGTAGCAACTGCCATCTGGTTATCGCCCGGCTCTTTTCGCAGGGTACCGCTAATATCTTCGTAGTGGTGCCCGCCTTC